ATGGCTCCAAAATCCTCCGAAAAGATCCCTATTCTTTTTTCATTTGCGATCAATGTAATGCGCCTATCAAACCATTGTGCGAGCCGGTAAGCAAAAATACAATCACTCCTACCAGCGCTAAAATCGTTATACCAAAAATTTTAAAGATAAGCGTAGCCGTAGTCAATTCTAAATGTTTTTTTCCAATGGCAGCGTTCATTAGGGTGTTTTTAATATCACTCAAACTATCTAAGTGTTTTAGATATGACGCATTTTTTTCTAGTTGTCCTAAGCTTCTATGAATTTCACCTATCATATCTTTCACCTCGCTATGTTCGGTCCTATATTTCTCCCAATCCTCAGGGTCAAACCAACAAGGCCCAAGCTTTCCAGTAGGCATAATTATCCTTAAATACACATTAAAACGCCGTATCTTCCGAAAACTTATACAATAATATTTGCATTAATCATATTACCTTAAGGTGCATAACTGATATAATAAATACATAATTGTAAATCTTGTGCTTCTACGTTCGCATAAATCGCTGAACTCAAAACACCTTCTCCGTAGCCGCATTCTACTATAGGCATAAAATAAAATAATCCCCCGCTATAAGGGGGAACGTATACTCGTACGCTAATTGCCGGTAATCCTGATCCGGCGACACCTTGTTTAATATAAAATCTTGACGCACTAGAAGCATGTCTAGATTGTGCGATAAGACCCATAATGCGGATTATTTTCCCAGTTTCAGCAGGAACAACAATTATATCGGTTCCGATATTTGGCTCTGATGGATACGTTTTTAGAGGACATATCTGATCTTTATGTTGAAACACTCTCGATGGATTATAGCATGTGCTTATTTGTGCATCTGGCATAATTAGGCCTCAAATCTTTTAACTTTACTTGCTGCTTCCATCTTTGTTATTAAACCGTCTTTATCAAGATCCAATCCTCGATTTTGCCAATACGCTTTAGTTCCGTCTTTGAAAAGAACATATTCTGGATCTCTGCCCACCGCTTTCGGAAAAAGTATAGCCATATAAAGATCATCTAGTGAGTTTAGTTTGCCTTTAAATGGGGCCAGATATTTTTTCACATAATCGAGCTGTTCGGTAGGAGTCATGCTTTCAAGAATTTTAATTGCAGCAGCTTTTGTATCTGCACCTGTTAGCTCTTGTGCAGTCGACGGCATAAATTGGATCAAGCCAGTTGCCCCACTTCCTGCCCTGTTTTTTTGTGCGGGATCGAGACTACCGCCGGTTTCAAATTTCATTACTTGCAATAGATGCTCTGGATCAGCTTCCAGATCTAATGCTATTTTATCCACCTTTTTATAAAAATCCTGATCTAAATTTGAATCCTCTGTTCGAGCTTTATCAGTTGTTTCCATAGCTTTATTACCATAATTAAAAATAGCTTTGTTTTGTAAATTAAAGATATTTGGTATTGAATCATTAGTTACTAAAGCTGCTAAAGGAGCGGCTTTAGCGTCTTTACTAAGAGCCATTCCTAGTCTTCCTGTCTTTTTTAAAAGATTTCCAACTATTCCTTGGCCTGTTGGCGATCCTACCAAAGCTAAAGCACCTCCCGCTGTTAGTCCTACCGCAGCTCCACCGGCACCGGTTCCTAACGCACCAGCAATTAATGTAGGAGTAGTTAATGTTCCGCCACTTGTTCGCAGTAATCCTCTAGCGGTTTTATCCCAAGTATTTGACAATGATCTAGCAAATTCTGGATTTAATATTGGTGCTATTGTCGCATGATTGGAGTAAGTTTTTAATAAGTCTTTCCAATCTTTTGGATCTATCAAACCTGATTGAGTTACTGAAGATTCTACGCCACTAGCTAGATCGGCATAAATCGCTCTTTGTAATTTTCTCGCAACCGCTGGTTTTAGTGTACCTTTTGCGGTACCGCTAAATGCTGTTTCACCTATACTACTTTTCCACGCATTTAATCCCGATAGTGTATTATCCCAACCATCTACCGGATCGTAAAACTTACTAGTAAATTCTGATAAAGCCTCTTTCAAAGGCCCTTTTTCGGCCTTCGCCGCATTTATAAGTTGGGCGGTTTTGCTACTAGCATCTGAAAAACTGACTGTTGCTGGTACGTTTAGCTCATCAGCTTTACTAATGATAGCACCAATCTTACCGCCTAGCTGTTGTAGTTGATCGGAATTTCTAGCTGCTAATCTTTGCGGATCTCGCAATAATCCAAAACCTTCTGTATCGCCAATTTCATTAATTGCATTCGCTAACTTTGTAGATAGCTCTGATGTTTCGATGTCATCAGCTAATCCCCTGATTTTTAAATCTTTCACATAATCTTTAGCTTTTGCCCCAATTGAAGCACGTTCAAATGCTTTGCCGCCACTGATAAAGCTATTTGATAAAGCTTTTACACCGTCTACTCCTAGACCCGAAACAACAGCACCCGCAATAGGAGCAATGAAGCTGTCTGGAAACATCTGATGCGCAATTTCCGATCCTGCTGAAGCGACTGCATTCGCGACTGGACCCCCCACTGGAAATACTGAACCTTGAACTGCTGCATCTATAATCTTCGCTGGAGTCCCCCCAATACCCATATCTCCAGGAGTGCCTATATATTGGTTAACTAATTTTTGAGCGTTATTTGATAATAACTCATTACGCCCAGGATGAAACACGTTATCAATAAAATCTAACGTTTTTGCTGCTCCTTGAGCCAAAGATTTACCCACAAACTTTGCACTTTCGCCCCACGTTGGAGAGGTATTTTGCACATTGGAGGAGTCTAACATTGATTCATCAATAAATCGTCCACCAAACTGATTTGAGTTAGTCGGCAATGAAGCTCCTATTCCAGAGTCTCCTACATTATCTAATTCGTCTTCTGTTATGAATCCCATGCTAATCATTTACCCATAATTGACCATTCACGAGATAGACGGGTTTTCCCTTCGAGGTCTTTCCTGTTGGAACTGCTCCAGGTGGTAAGCCCGTATCAATCTTCACATTTGCATTAGTTGGCGAAGTCGTCGCGGTCTGACTACCAACCGAATTAAAATAATCTTGCCAACTAGGTCTATTTGATAGAGAAACTATTTTATCTCCAACCTTTTTAAACAAAGGGAATGCTTGACGATATTCCGACCATTTTTTTTGTGCACCTGTTGTATTGCCGTTAATTTCTCTATACGTATCTAAAAAATCGGCATAATCTAGGTTCAATTTGGCTAGATCTTCCATCTTCGCTGCTAATTCCGCATTTGTTTCTGGTGTTTGATTTACATTCGGACCGCTCCCCAAATACATTTGTGTTTCATAATCCGACACGGCTCCCGGAGATCTAGACATTTGAACAAGTTGTGGCGCAATAGAGCTTAACATTGCATCGCCTGTCAGCTTCTTATTAGCTTCGTCACTGAATGGGGATAGTATATAATCTGCTGCATGACGAAGACTTTGAAAATTTCCCGTCTTACCAGCTTGCGCCATTCCAGCGCGTGCTGTGCTAACTAGATCAAGCATTTTTTGACCATAATCCCTAGCCGATTTTGCTTCATCAAAGGTCTTTTTACTTGCCTCTAATTCTCCTTGCACTTGCTGTCTTGCGCTTATAGATGCTTGGCTATCTGGCTGACCCTCTGCTTGAAATTTTTTAAAATAAAAGTTAATTTTATCGGCAATGCTCCCTTCTGAAGATTGTAAAGGATTCGTTTTAGTTGTTCCTATTACTATCCCATCTGGTTTTTTAGCTTGCAACAAATCGTTCATTTCTGATCTAGCCGATAATTCACCAATGGCATTAGCTCTACTTTTCATTCCTGTTAATGCAATCTCATCTTGTAAATCTTGCGCCCTTAATTTTTGACCCAAGTTAAAGATATTTGCTTGACTTTTAGCCATATTAAACAAGCCAGGATCTAACACATCGGAAGATGTTGGTTGTTGACCTTGTGAAAATGCGTTTAATACGTCGGCATAAGCATTCGTCGCGCGATTTTCATAATCGTTTGATAGACCGCCCATTATGCCAGATAATCCACCTGTGATTAATCCAGCAACAATCTTGTCTTTTAAGCTAAAATTTGGATTAGCAGATACTTGAGGGTTTATTAAAAGCTGTGAAATCGCATCAGGTGCTTGTTTAAACTGCAAGTATGGATCACTAGCTTGTATAGCTGCTCTTTGTGGTGCTCCCACTGATAACAAACCTAATAAATCTTCTATTCCTGCCATAACGCAAACTCCTTAAGGAAATGTAGGTCCGGTTGAGACTTTTGGTCTGCTGGTTGAGGATGAGCCTCTTCCAGAGCCACCATGAGATAGTCTAGAAATTGCTAGGCTCGTCGCATTTTGCTCTTTTTGTAATTTTTCTTGCAACGCCCGATCTGCCTCTGCCTTTGCTCGCGCATCATTGATTTGTTGTTGAGTTTGACCAAGCGTTGTTATTGTCCCATAGGTATCAAGAGGATTGTTAGGGTTATATTGTGCGCCGCTAAATGCTAAAGGTGTTTGTGGTATGTATCCTAAACCTTGGTTTGCTAAG